AATCTACACTGCTCAAGAGTGAATAATAATTTCTCTTCTGTATTTTTTCTTGTTTGTAATCTATATTGGTATGTTTTTATCATATGCTTTCTTGTTTTTATTTTATTTGGCATATGTTTATTATATCACACTTTTCTATAAAACAGTCAGTTGCTTTATATGTGATAATTAAACTTCTTAATTATATCTTTAACTCTTTTCTCGACTGGTTTCCACTCTAAAGTTAAATCTACTGGAAACTGTGCCCAATACATTTCGCTCTCATGCAGTGCTGTTAATGAAGTATTTGCCTCTTTTGGCATACATCTTACAAACCAAAAATCATGCTCTTTAAGCATGTCATATTCATTCCAAAATCTACAATCATCTACTATAATGGAAGAGACATCAAGTAACTCATTTTCCATTTTTTTAACCCAATAATCATCACCATAATGTCTACGTCTAACTTCAGTACCCCACACTTGAAGTATTTCTCTCCATTTGTATTTTAGTTCTGGGGTGTGCATTTCATGTAGTACTCTAGATCTTTCTATTGGATCATTATCTGAAACTGCCCTAGCAACTTCTTCTTTAACTAAATCACCAAAAGCCAGTGTTTCTATTTTAGTAACATAGCCTAATGCTAGTGCTGTACGGGTTTTACCACTGAAAATTGGACCTACAAATGCTATCTTCATTTTATTAGAACCTATTATTACTCTTTTTTATTTAATCTTACTTTGTTTCTGTCTATATGTCAAGTGTTTTTTCAATTAATTTAATAACATTATCAATCACTTAAATATCCTTTAACATAATAGAATGAAATTCAGTGTTATATATGTTCTTACGAACGCGCTCTTCTTCTTCTTGTTGTATAGGATATCCTATACCAATATTACATATAATTTTTCTGTAGAGTTAATTATCTGTTTTCACACACCCATACTCAATACACCCAACTAATGGACAAATAGAGCCATGTTGTGCAACTAATTCTACTTCTTTTTCTTCTAAAAATAAAGAAGCAAAGAAACAAGAAGCTTCGAAAGTATTTCCAGAATGAGAATCACTAAATGTAAAAGCTTCTTGTTGTTTTTCGTAGGGTAGCTTTTGCCATCTTAATAGATCAGCAGAGGTAGAAAAATGATTACTAAAATTAAATGCTTCTTGACACACAAATAATTCATACTCTTCGTGGTCTCTTCTCCAGTTTGGATTATTCTTTTCAAATCTTTTTTTACGCTCTTGAAAAGAATATGGAAGCTTAGACCAATTTAAGTTTCTTATTTCCATGGTTTTAGTTAAATTATCTTCTTTTTCTTGTATACGTTCTTGCTGTTCGAGATCTCTTTTTCCTTCTTCCTGATCTTTTGTTCTATAGAAAAGAAACCCTTTATTTACAATTTCTACACCACGAACAGAGAAACCAATTCCTTTTCCATAAATACGAACAGTATCTCCAACTTCTGGAGTTATATTATCTCTGTTTTCTTCTGCAAAAAAAGACCACCCAAATCTAAGATCTATACCACCTTCATTTATTGTCACTTCTGTTAGTGTATATTCTTTGTACTCAAAATCAATCATTATTTTCCTTATTTAATATTCGAAAGTATATGTGCTATTATATCTGCATTAAATGCGTTACCCAACATTTTATAACGTTGAGTATTTGAAACACCTTTTGTGAAATTGTCCTCAAGTCCTTGAAGTCTCTCACACTCTATAGGAGTTAGTTTACGGACTTGTGTATGCGACAGACATTCCGTCGAAAAGTGAAAGCACTCGTACACTATTCATTACATTTATCGCACGTAGTATTTTCTGCATTTCAATTAAAAGGACCATTTAATAAAGCCATCATTATACTTACTTTCCTTTTTCCAACTCTATATTAACAGCAGAGTAAAAATTATCTCGCTCTAGTTTGAATCCATCTATTGTTTCTTTGTTAAGTTTATTATAATAATCTAAATCAAGCCATTGATACCTATTTTTAATTGCTTCCTCTATTGCGATAGTGGCATGGGCATGACACAAGTATACCCCACCATTCCAATCAGAGTACTCACCAATATCTAATCTAAAAGTAGGCGGTAATAAACACTCTTCTGATCCGTAGCATGTTACTTGACCAATATATGTAAGACATATTGATCCTTCTTCTGCACTCATTAAGCTTTCCCCTCAGGAATATAAATAGTTATTTTATTTAACATTTACTAATTTTTGTGCCCTTTCGCATAGTTCTGTTAGTCTATTCACATTTTCACCAGTTAAAAACTTATTTTCTGTTTCTTTGTACCATTGAGCTAAATCCTCTATTATAGAAACTCTTTCATTAACTTTTTCCCACATGAATTTTTCTTTTATCATTATCTATAAAAAGTAATGGAAGAATCTGGGTATTTAAGTAAAAATTGATCTTGAAATTTCTTTAACTCACATGTATCAGTGTGAATATATTTTTCCCCTAAACAATTAAGACAATATACAGTTTCATCTGAGTCGTCGTAGTCCCAACCCCTACCCTGAAGTAGTTCCGCAGCTAAATGTAATAAATCTTTCTTTTTCATAATTCCAAGTTGTGTTTTTTCTATTTTAGCTATTTTTTCAATCATTGTTAATCCTAATTCCCGAATGTATTTGATCAACATACAAACTAAGTCCACTTACGCTATTTTGTAAATCTCTTAATGCTGTTCGATTCTAGTATCTTCTTTGTCTGAGTCTAGCGGACCACTGTTTTGATGATTTGTCAAGAGTGCCCACGCAGAATTTAAATTTAGTTTTGCCTCTATAATGTCGTCTTGACACTGTACACAATTATCTGCTAAATGTAAAGGGCCAGCTATCATAATAGAAACTTTTCCTATTTTTAATTTTATCTCTTTTAATAAAGTTTCATACCCTACTGCTTCTTGTTTACGTTTTTCTATTTCTTTTTGGTAAGTAACTAGAACATCTAAAACAATAGATCTTTTAATATTAATACTTCTCCGGCCAAGGATCTTTTTCTCTTTTAGTTTTTTGCGATTTCTTTCTTCTTGATGCACATTCTATACAAAGACTTTCACCTTTTCTAATAGCATCTTCTCTGAGGGCAACATCACATATCTCACAATAACCCTCGAAATTTAATTCAATGTCTGTCATTACGAATCCCATTTAAAATAAGAAAAAACAAAACTATGAACAAAACAACAAGCCAAATTTGCCAACTAAGAATTAACACGTTTTTTCCACAATTTATAATCTATTGCCGCTTTTGACAATAACCAATAAACATCACTATGAGTACCATAATCATTTAGATCTATAATGGAACTAAACTTTCCTAGATTTAATGTCTCTAAATAGTCTAATGTTTTTATAAGAAGATCTGGTCTATACTGGTTACATGTTTTCATAATAGCACCGTAGATATCCCAAGCTACTGCATCTTTATGTAAAGCACTTACTTTTTCTCCGTTTCTGTTTATAGCTACAGAGTTTTGACACCATTTGCTTTCATTCTTTAATAAGATTTGTGCTCTATGAAAAATACTATCTGGTGTGTCTTCTTTTAATTTATTACTAGGATCATAATGTCCTGATTCTTTTATCTCTGGTTCTCGTTCTTCCAAATTATTCATTTTCCCATTCTTTTAATAAAGAATTTAGTTCACATTTTTCAGAATGTTTAAGAACATGACTACTTAAATACCCACTCATACAAAACGTAAGACACTCGTGGTCATTTACCCATTCGTATTTCTTTAGTAGTTTGTATGTTTTTTCTGCCCATATTTCTTCTAGTGATTTCTTCAAATTAATTCCAATTCGTTCTTTCTTACTCTTAAAACACCTGCTTGACCAGCTACCTTTAATGTTACACTTCCACTAGCAAATATTCTATGTACTACTGCCTCTATACCAGAAGTTTTCATTTTAACTTTACTGCCTTCTTTAAGATATTTCTGTTTTACAACTTCTTGGATTTGTTTAATATAAATAGGTCTAATTTCATTACATTTGTGTAGCTCTGTAAATTGATTAGACTTATACCTTATCATGGGATTTCTACTTATATCTGATGATTTTACAAAATATAAAGAGATTGGTTCTTTATTTCTTTCGCAATCATTACAATAATTGAGCCACCCCTTTTCCACCCAACCGACTATATCCTTACTACTCATGACACCCTGTTTCGTTAGTTTTCACAAGCATACTATATCTCAAGCTCATTGTCAAGTGTAGTTCCTAGTTTCTCTAATGTCTTTGTGAAAGAATTCAACATATTCTCTCTTGATTGTCTCTCTCGTTCATTTACCATATATGTGTACATACTTGTTGTTAGTTGTTGATCTATGTTAAAAACAATTTCTTCTGAACTTAAGTGTTCACATCCAAAACTCTCACACGGCCAACACCAATATGATACTAACTCATAATTTAAACATGCTCCATTATGTTGATATATTTTATTACATGGAATAGTATGACCGAAAATAGGTGCTACACCCGGACAAGGAATGCTGTGTTTGCTGTCATTACTCATATTATTCTATTTCCTCATTTGAAAAAACAAATTCATTCAAAACAAATAATCTATTCCTTTCTACTATTATATCAAACGTTTCCTCTATTTTATTTGGTGTAATTTCTTCTATTATTTGTTCAGTTATTTTGTTTTCTATGTCTATACAAATAATCTCATCACCAGATAATAAGTCTGTTATTTTTTTAAGAATATAGTGTTTTATTTCTAATATAGGATTAAATTCTGTTGTTAGTATTAATTGATTTTCTGATACAACTATTTGATTGTTTTCTGTTGTTATTCTTATTGTTTTATTTAATCCAACATACAGTTTATCAATTAGTTTAGTTGTTATTCCTAATATATAAGCCGGATCAACAGATTGAATAAGATCTTGTGATTGAATATCTCGTATAGAAATGCTACCAGAGCGCACGTAAATAGGAAAAGACATTTAGATCGTAGTCCAAACAATCTTACTTGGACCAAGAATCATTAAACCCATAGACAAAGCGTCTACTTGATCATCGTGTCTTCCGTGTGGAAAAGCTTCACATTCTGATATAAAGTCCTCTACCCAAGGAGAATCTTGTTTTAGATACACACCATTGCCTTCTATTTTACCTATAATAGATTGTACTCTGGTCATTTTACTTTTTCCTTTATTTTCCCACGCTATTACGTCTGGAAAATCTTGTTTAAGTTCAGAAATTAAAGCTAAGGAACCAACACTTGACTCAATATAGAGCGGTAAGTCATATCTTGATTTAATAATTTTAATTTCATCTTTTAGTCTAGGGAATTCTAATTTTTTTCTCATTAAGTTTTCTATATAAAACTTATTACCATCTGTATACATGACAGTTGCTACAGAGTAATCAGAATATGTTTTTTCTGTATGTGCAGTATCAATAAAGATACCGCCTATTAAATCTATTGGTTTTTCTATTGTACTTTCTGGTAGTTTTTCATATGATTTCCACCAGCTTCTTTTGATTATACTGCTTTCTTCGTCAAATACTTCACCTTGATACTGTTGAGCAAAAGCAACAGAACCTGCTCTTTTCTTGCAGTTAATTGGTCTAAATCCACCAGAAGGCAGTGGTTGCATGTAGCATGCGTTCCCCCCATCAGTTAATAAAATCTTACCATGTATGTTATCAGGACAAGCTAATCTCTCAATAGGCCAATAATCAGGCCAGTAAGCTCTGCCCTCTTCATCTATTGCTTTAATATGTACTTTTTTCCAGCCTTGCTTCATTGCCCAATCTGCTGGATCAGATTCTGACCATCTCGTACAATTTGCGGTTGTCATACCGTCTACAACAAAGTTATGTGTGTTTTCTACTGTAATATCGAAAGTTTCTTCCTCTCCTGAATACTCAATTTCTTTAACAAACTCATAATGTAAACCATTATTATGAATAATATGGTTCTTTTTTACATTATAATCAAAATTAAAAGAACAAGAGAATTCTGTGTGAAGAGACGGGGCTTTAGAGTGCGGTGCTTGTATTATTCTAGTGCTTTCTCGTAATTTAGCTGGTGTAATCCCACACGTCATAGCTAACAGTCTTGTTTTCTCAACTAAACACTTACTTACTGAGGATAATATATATGAATTATTAGAATAAGTGCCTTTATGTCCGTCCGCCGCTAAAAGACCAAGAATAAAAGCCTTACGTTGATCATTAGGTAATGTGTAAATCCAATCAGGAACAGATTTATTACATGCTCCTTGTTGAAATTCTGCATCTATTAGTATCTGTCCTAAGTTTCTCTTGAATCCGTATCTACCAGTAGGGGCATCATCTAATCTCCAATACCCAAATCTAGTATAGGATGGTTCTTTTTTTCCGAATTTAGTAAACAGAGAAAAAGCTTTATCATTAACTTCTTTATGCACACCTTTTGCCATACAAACAAGCCATTTGGCGGCTCTATTTCTAGCAGTTACCCACCCGTCTCCAGTTAAAAACCCAAATAACCACATAAAATCAGAGTCTGTAAATGTTCCATCTGATAATTCATATGGTGTTCCATATTCAGGTAATTCATGCTCAACTACTAATTTATCTCTTTTCTTAAGATCTTCTACTTTTTTATATACTAAAGATCCATCATCTTCAATACAAAGAAATGGATGATATGCAGTGGCCTTTACTTCTTTCAATCTAGTAGATACTTTAAATACTTTATTTATCCCAGTTGAAAATTGATCTGTTACTTTTTGTAATTCAAATTGTTTATTTTCATTTAAAGACCAAACTAGATCTCCAATTTTTATATCCTTTATTTCTATTGGTCCTTTATTAGTAGATACTTTACTGTCTCCAGTAACACAGATTAGTACTATTCTACCTAATGGAGTTAGTCTTGTATCTACTGTTTTTTGCAGAAAGTTAATAACCTTTGCTCTTTGTAAAGCAGTTGCCATATTTTCTTCATCCGCTATGTCATCCAACACAATTAAGTCTAATCTAGAACCAAGAATGTTTCCCGGAGTACCAGATATAATCATAGAGGCATTTTTATCCCCTACATCTGCTCTCTTAACGAACCATTCTGCTTCTGCCCATCCTCTACTTTTATCAGGCAAAGTTAAAGGAAATATATCTCTATATTCTTTACTTAAATCTATAATATCTCTAATAGCAACAGATCTTTGTGTTGCTTGAGTAGAAGTAGAACTCAAATACCCAATATGTAAATTAGGATTTTTGCCTAATAACCAACAACAGTAAGCGATCATTGTATTGGTTTTTGCACTACCGGGAGGAGCAATAATTAGTGTATGTCCGTTAGTTTCGTCTTCTAGTACTGGAATTATTTTATTTAAGATATGCGCTGGAGGAATTGCCATTCCTCCACTATCTGTTTTATGAACTAAACTAATGTATATTGCTAAGTTGTCTTTCGCCATTTGTTTTATGGCGTCAATTGGACTTAATTCACTTGACAATTTTTATGCGTATAAATCCCGTCTTTAACTTTAATTAGTGTACCTATAGATAATGCACAAATAAAGCATTTAATAGTACTATCTCTATTATACCATTTTTCTATTGTTTTTGGTTTTTGCTTAAGTAGATCGTTCGGTACTCTTTCTACCCAAGGCATTTTATTAGTGCCTTTTGCGATTTCGTCTCTTCTAAACATCCTTGACTCCCCACTTATAGTGCTTGTTGCAGTAAACACACCATCTTCTTCCCCAACCAACTAGTAAATCTATATAGCTTTCTATTTTAGGAGAAGAACAAGAGCATATCTCTTTTGGAATAAATGGACCCTTAATTTCTTTGGACATGAAGGTACATTTCTATCATCTGTTTTTCTTTTCTCAATATTTCTATTTGTGTATTTGTATCTTGAATGTAGTTCTCAAATTGTGGAATAAAGTATTCAAGATTAATTATTAAGGCGTTTATCTCTTTAATATCTAAACCTAATTCAGCTACTATCTGTGTTAGTTTCTTTATTTTTTCCATTATTTATCATGAACATTAAGTTCCCTAATGCTGGTATACATAATCCTATTGCTAATCCTATTCTTATAAATAATGGCAAAATATCTGGATTTACTAATGCTATAGCGCAAATAATAAATATAAATATATACCCTATTGATACTATGTAATCTACTAATCTCATGCTGGTACTTTCCGAGAATCATCTTCTCTATTTGATCTTGCTTTTTCAATTTCTCTATTTACAGGTCTATCATGACAATTTAAACTGTGTTTACATGTATACACAATCCACGATGGTCTTTTAACAGGTAAACATCTCATATGTAATGTTCGTTGTTGAAACAAAACGTTGCACTCTTCTACAAGTATTACTCCTGTACACTCTGCACATTTAATAATTGTATTTAAATATTTAACAGTTTCTTCTTCTATCATTTTTCCTCAAAATTTTCATATCGTCATTTTATTAATTTTTTTAGACATCATAATGTATGTGTTTGTTATATTACTTCTTTTTATTTTCTTTGTCAAGTTTTACTAATAAGTCAACAATCTGTGAATCGTACAAATAGTAATACCACTGAATTAGTTTTTGGTCCATCATACTAAGCGCATCCTCCTATAGACTCTCCGCAAGTACCACAAGTGAAACAAGTTCCTGTATCTCTAATATCATCACTAGCACAGAAAGGACACTCTGTTGGTGCTCCAGATCTTAATCTAGTATTAGTTTTTAAACTAGGATAAATATCAGGTTCATGAGAATAAGAAGAGACATAAGTAGGGACTACGGATACTGTACTAGTATCTAATTGTGTCACATTCTTGTTAAATCTCTTGTCTTCTTTATTGTGTTGTAGTTTGTGCTCTATCCATCTTACCACATAGTCTAATGGACTATCTGCCATTTTAATACTGGAGTCGCTTTCTACTAAACCACTAGGTAAGAAGTTACTTCTTCTAAATTGCTCTATGAATTTTTCTATAGGCACACCATGTTGGAGTCCAAAACTAATTGCAATAGAAAAAGCATCAACCCAACCACCGATATTAGAACCGTGTTTATTATTTCTCAGGAATATCTCACAAGGTAGCCCATCCTCATAATAGTTCATAGTTAAGTAATATTCATCTTCTGCTATATTGAACTTATGCGTATCTCCTACTCTTGTTCCATTTGGTTTTCTTCTTACTGTTCCCTTTGGTTCAGGGAAAATAGCAACACTAGAAATAACCATAGAGGCATGAGAAGAAGTATTTGTAGTGTTGGTAATTGCACTCCAATCTAATGTAGGTGTAACACTAATAACTTGTGCATTAGTCAGCCTGTCAGCCGCATCATCTATTGTCGCTCGGGTTATCTTTTCGTTCTCAGCGTGAGTGTTGCCATAGGCGAAACTCCGCCGTTGCCGCTCTTTCTCCTCGGCGGACATCTTGATTCCGCGTGCGGCCTCTATGAGCTTGTGCATTTCGTTGGTAGCCTCACTTGTAAGTTTTTCTTCTTTTTTAATTTGATTAACTGGTTGATATGTCTTGCTTCCATCCCTGAATATAGCAATATTTTTAACTCCTAGTTTCCAAGCTAACATATGGATATTTTCTATATCTTCTATTGTGGACTCTGCTGGTACGTTACAGGTTTTACTAATACTACCAGACACAAAAGGCTGCACAGCAGCTAACATTTTGACGTGTCCTTCTGGGCTGACAGAATTATCACCAAGACTAGTTTGAAATATTTTTGTGTATGAATTCAAAATATATTGATCAGATAGTGTTTTTCCATTAATTGTATTATTTCTAATGCTATTGATCCCTGCTTTTACACATTCATCTACACCAACGTCTAATGTACCGCCGTTAACTAAATCTTTTTTAGCATTAACAGCTAATACTGGTTCAATTCCTGTTGTTTCGCAATCCATCAAAAACGATATCGTGCCAGTCGGGGCTATCACGCTTAATTGAGCATTTCTTCGTGGACTGTATGGCATAACGTTTCCCCATTCTGATGAGGAAATCTCATCTATATCTTGAGAGAGAGAATAAATAGAACTCTTAGTTTTCCACGAATTATAATGCTTCAGTAATACGGAAGCTTGATGATCTACATTGTTTTTTAATGCTGGATAAGACCCCAATACTTCACCTAAAGTTTGACTTTGATTAATAGCTGCTACTTGCATAGCAGACATAATTGATGTTGCTATATCTCTACCTTCATCACTATCGTAAGCTATTCCTAAAGACATAAGTAATGCACCAAGATTAGTAAAACCTAATCCTAATGTTCTATATCTTTTGGAGGTTTTTTCTATTGTTTTTGTTGGATATGAACTCAAATCTACAAGTATATCCATGGCTATAATCATTATTTTACAGTCGTTTAGAAACGTCTCAGTATCAAAACTATTATCATTTTTAAGATATTTTATTAAATTAATTGAAGCCAGATTACAAACTGTATTATTATGCCAGACATACTCGTTGCAATTATGTACTATTAGCCCATTAGCAACAAAATGATTAGTACTTCCCTCAGTTAAATCATATACATCTTCTTCTCCAATATATTCTAGTGAAGAAAAATTATCTTCTAATGGTTCACTATATGAAGAAATGGTAGAGTTCATATCATTAAGTTGTAGGTTCTTTTTACTTCCCTCTAAAAACCCTATGTGCTCTTGAAATAATCTTCTTCCTGCTTTAGAAATTCTCAAACAGTTAGTGGGATACTTTTTTTGCCCACCTTTTCCATCAGGAAGTAAAGAAAAACCAGCTAGTTTTCTATTTTTATATAATTTAGCTTTAATTCCAAACCCCAAAAGAAGAAGTTGAACTTGTTCTAGAAGAATTAAAGAAGTAGAATCAAGAGAAATATATTGTGATTTTTGTCCATAATTTGCTACTGTAGCATCAGCAGAAAAAAGCCCTCTTAATAAAGAAGCTACTGATTCTTGATCTAAAGAATAAATAGAATCAGTAAATAATTTCTTATCAGATTTTTCATTTAATATAGCAAATTTATCTGAAATAGAATTAATTAATTTTGTATTACATGTTATTCTTAGGGTTTTTTGAGGCTGATGAATACTTGTTTTTCTTTTTCCTAAATTATCTTCTGAGAATTCTAATTTAAAAGAAGAAAGATTGTCATGTATTCGTTTAGCCATTGTATATTCTTCTGGAGAAAGAGTAATTGTTATTGCTCCATCTGTTGTTTTACATCCATCACCAACAGCTAGTCCAATAAATTCAGCAATTCTAATATCTAAGTGTTCTTTACCAAAATTAAATCTATTAAGTTTAATTTTCATATCAGAAGTAAGATCCTTTGCTTTAATGTCTCCAGAAGAAGTAAGAACCTTATGATCAGATGTTAATTTAATAGAAAAACCACTCTTAGTAGTAAGTTTAAATATTTCTTTTGTACCTGTTTTCCAAGCACGAGACATATGATGTAATTCACCATCTGCTCCTGTTATTTTAATATCTTGATTTATTAAATCAATTATCTTAATAAGCCCTTTTTCAGTAGAAACTAACGTGTCAGCAGTAACGCACGGGTTACTTGCTACTATTTCTCCGTCATTCAAACAACTATTCATAGCGTTAGTAGTATCATGAAACTGGAGTCCTGGATCACCGCAGTCCCACGAAGCTTTTGCTATTTCATACCATAAATCTCTCGCTTTATATGTCTTCGCTACCTCGCCTGTTGTTCTATATGTGGTTTCCCAATCTAAGTCATTTTCTACTGCATTCATAAATTTATCAGTTACTCTGACGCTATTATTTGCATTTTGAAACGGTATATTAGCTGAGTCTTTACCAGTCATCGAAATATCATAATCAAGATTAAGTAAATCTCTAGCCATTTTTTCTGCTTTTGCTTTTAATTTAATAAAATCCATTATTTCTGGATGATCAACATCCATACAAATTAATTTGGCAGCTCTACGTGTATTAAATACAACTATTCCACTTCCATAAACACTATCAGAAGCATTAGACCAAATAACGAAATTATGCCCAGACTCAGATGTTTTATCGTCTAAAGTTGGACACTCTACTTCAACACTATAAACATCCATAATACCAAGAGACTCTATAGAAACTACTCTATGATTAAGGTTGGATAATTCTTTTATATAATTATTGTATCCTCCGAATTGATTTATAAATTTTTCTTCTATTTTTTTAGTGGAACACCCTAATGGTCCAATATTAGTTTTTCTAGCAGAAACATAGCTATCAAATGTAGATATATCACAACCTAAATTAATTAATTTAAATCCAGTATTAATCATTTTTTGTTTAACTGCTGTTTTTTGCATATTAGCAGCATCACCCCTAGTTAGTAGCTCTTCAGATTTTTTCTTTCTAAATTCTTTAGCTTTTTCTTCATTGCTCCAAAAAGTTCCTGAAGAATGCATTCCATTATCTATTCCTGCATGAGAAAAAGTAGATATTTGAAAAACATGAGAATTATTTTCTACTTGCATAGTAGCGTGTATTGCAGAATGTTCCTTTTGAGTAAGAACTGCGATATTATGTAAAGAATTATTTGTTTTATTACAATCTAAATGATGAACTGACATTCCATCAATTTTTTCATTTAATATATCTTTAGCTAATAATCTATGTAGTTTTTCTTTTCCTTTTTTTCCATCCCTTAAATGAACACGAACATATCCTTCTGATTCATCTATAGAACAAGCAAATAAAGATTGCCCAACTACTAAATCTTCTGTTTTAACTACTGTAGTATCAGATAAACGTATAGGATGATCATAAGAAAGATCAAAATATCCTTTATCTGTAGTTATTCTTATTACTTCTTTTTGTCCACTTTTCCATGCCGAAGCCCATTTAGCTTTATATCTTTTAGCTGGAGGATCATAAGATAAAACAATAAATTTCTCATTAGAATCTGCTAATTCTTTAACTTCTTTTGGACCATTATTTGTATAGACTTTTTGATTTCCAGCAAGACACTTCCCGCCAGATTTTACTACACCAGCTATAGAGTCTGTGGGGCGCATCCATAGTGAAATAGGTCCACTTCCATATCCACCACCTACTATAGGTTCTCCATCTGCTCTAATCTTACTAACATTCACACCGCTTCCACTTCCACCTTGAAATGTTTTAGATTCTATAAGCCACCCTTCTTCGATAGATTTCATACTATCCTTTACATCAAGGATCAGGCAGTTATGAACAGCAAACCCATTTGCCCACCCAACATGAGAATTATCCTTTACGTTAAAATCGTAAACCTCTTGTTCTTCCATCTCTTCGATATTTATAACTACTGGTATTTTAATATATCGTGATTCTCTCTTAGTAGTGGATAAAGCAGTATTTATTTTATTATTTTTATATTCATGAATAAATCCAATTAATTCTTGAAATTTTTCCTTATATTCATTAGATAAAATATTAAGCTCGTAAGCTTTTTTAGATATATATTCTCCGTTTTTCCAAATTATATTTTTTGATTTCTTTGAATTTACAGAAGATCTAATTCCCAAGGCTAATAACATTCTTTGAGTGTTTATAGCGAGAGAAATAGAAGTCGTCTTAAGGGATATCCTAGATGCATTTTTCTTATCAACCAACACGTATCCATTAGCGCTATATAGTCCTCTAAGAAAAGCAGCCATGCCTTCTGGTGTTAAAGTAAAAGAATTTTTAGGAAGATCTCTATTTGGCAACGAGACTCTTTCTAAACCTAATAAATCCGCCGCTTTATTGAGAGATGTATATTTTCCAAAATAAATTCCAGTTTCTTGAGATGATCTTATTGTTCCTTCTTCGTTTCCGAAAAAGTCCCTAACGTCGTTGTCTTTCTCTCCGAAATAACCAACCCACCCCTCATTACTAACGCATCCGTCTCCTTGTATGTATCCCAATTTAGTTAATTCTATGAAAGACAAATCTAAATCGTTTCCATTAATCCAATTTCCTTTTCCTAAAAAAGGCTCAAGTTTAAAATTATTTAAAAACTGCGCTTCTTCTAATGCTTCTCCTACTACAAACTTATGATCTAGTGTGGTAGTAATATTCATTCCGTTAGATAAGGATATATTTATTGTTTTTTTAGTACCTGTTTTCCAAGAAAAACCATCGGACCATCCATTAGGAGTATAAAACAGTCTATTTAGGTTTTCTATTTCTCCTATTTTCTCCAGTCCCCTATTAGTGAGCATTCTAGTATCATATTGAATACAAGCCCATGATTGTTCATCTCTGTGTGGAACACCAACGTTACACCATACTGGTGTATTAAACGCTGCTTTTTGATCTAATAATATGTCTCTTAATTTATATTTAAACTCTTCTTTTTTGATGACTTGAGGAAAATAATTTAATCTTTCACCAGTTTCTACTATTCTATTTACTACTCTATCAATTAAATCATATATAGAATATTCATCTGGTGTCATATATATTCTAGCTGCAATTCCTATTGCTTTTTCACTCCAACTATCTGGAGCTGATATTCCCTTTTTTTCAAAATCACCTAACTTAATATCTACAGTTTTCATTTATTTTCCTTATTAATCTGATCTAAATTGGCCCGATATCGCGGGCCATTACTTAATTTTACATCTAAAATAGCTTTATTATTGTCTCTTTTTAGTAATATATATTATTGTTGTTGTATATATTTACTTATTTAAAATTTCTATAAATCGCATGTCCATTATCTACTAAAATAGTATTCAACGACTTAGAAAATAACGCAGGTTGAACGTAAACCCGCACTAGATACCGTCCGTATTTCTCTCTTTTGTCTTTAATAGTTTCTATTTCTACAATAGATCCTACAGGACACATAGATTCTACAAATGCCTTAGCTGCTTTTCCATCTACTGTAGATAGTTCTGGAGCATCAATACCCCATAATCTTACAGTAACATCTGTGAATATATTTAACCCAAGATCGCACCGGATACGAAGGGTGTCGGCATCGACAACTCTCAATATCTCTGCTTTATAATTATACATTTACTTGTGATTTTTTCCATTCTAAAAATTCATTCCATTGCGCTTTTCTTTTCCTCCAACCAGCAAACGCTATAGGAGCAATAGGTGTAGCTAGTTTTTCCATTTCATCAGCTACCATTCGTATTTCCAACAAAGCTTGAGAAGCATTAGTTACTCCAGAATCACTATTTAGATCAGAAGAGCGCAAATCTAGAAAATTAAATAAACTATGTAAATTAAGTTTCATGATAAATTTAGTCATCATACCAACAGGTAAAACATTACGAACTAACTCTTTAGCTAATCCTTCTTCCTCTGTCCATCGTTCATAGAAAGTATACATTATCTTATACATGTTGTCAAGTTCTTCAATAAATCTTTCCGCTTTTTCACTATCTACTGATTCGAATGTATAAGACATCGCTTTACCTGTCTGTCTTCTTACATGCTCAGGTAAAGGCAAATAAAATTCATTAGGCATTTTAGTATATCTAGCACTAATCTCATTGTATTCAGCAATTCTAGTTCTAAATATCTCTCTAGCTACACTAATAGGACATTCTATTCTAAATCTAAACTCTATTTGTTCAGAGGGACTAGTGTGACCATTAGCAGATAATGAATTAGATATCCCTATATCTCTTTTTGTTAATGAGCCATAATCTCTAAATACAGCATCCCAATTAAGATACCTGGAATCAATGTCTTTAAGAAATTCCCAACTAGAATCTAAATTCATAGTAGATTCTTTGTTATAAGAAACTCTTGCTGAGTTTACAAGATCAAGGTCTGTCCCCATACTATCAAGAAGCTCCACCTTTATAGTCATGCTGCTCTTAGAATGCCTCTAGAACGCAGTAGGAACGCGCTGAGAGTCCCTAAAAGAAAAATACACCTGAAACTACACCTGTAATAAAACTCACTATGCAAACAACCAATGTAGATAGTATTTCATGCTCTATGGGGCGTTTTATTTCGATAATAGATTCTCTTGTTACAGGACTTATTCTACGATCAAGAATTATTTCTTCTCTTACCAATTCAACCATTTACTTTTTCCTCTTTCTCTTGTGGAACCGCAATTCCAACACTTTAATTCTGTATTTAATTCTTCAGTTCTGTAACTTCTGCATTCATTACATTGACGATTTTCAAAATATATACTTATATTTTCTAACCAAACAATGAATGCGGAAGTTATAATAAACCAAAACCACCCTGATTCTGACATCACTTATTAACCAGTGAATTAAATATTATGTACTTACAGTATATCATTCCATCCCTTCTTGTGAAGCACTGTTGTCTATATAATGTATTGAATTCTCTACCGTCTGTAAAGTACAATTTCTTTTATCACATTAAGTTTCTGTTTCTTACACGCTTCTCTAAGGTTTTTTATTGTATTACCTGTTGTGTGAACATCGTCTACTAGAACTACTTTCATTCCTTCTTTAGGTTGCGGACTCCACTCAATACCATGTGGCTTAGGATTCCATAAAAACCCCTCTCTTTGCATTACTCCAAGAAGTAATGCCCCACCAGCCCCTGTTCCTACTGGATAACTATCTGGTCCAACCATGTAATTCATATATTTTCCTATAAATCTTGGGTGTGTTAAAATAGCTGCTCTTAAATCTATATATGTATCAGAGGTTCCACCATTAGATAAAGTGAAATCTCCTTTTAGAGTAAATTCAGAAATTATATTAGCTATCATTAATTTATCTGTAGCTATTGATTCTTCATTCCATTCATACTTTTCTTTTTTCGGAATATCTATTTTTGGTATAGTGTTCACTTTCTAATCTTCCTTAAATATGTCATTGCCTCTTGTACCATAACAGCTTGTCTAATTGCATCATTTACTGCTATGTGTTTTTCTCCTTATCATCGAAACATCTTGTTTAATATTTATAATATTAAATAGTGGATTTTTCTCCGAAGGCTTTTATTTTTTCGATAGATTTTTTCTTTTTATTAAATCTATTTGTGTATATTTTTCACTCTCTAATGTTTTTATCCAAACTAAAACTTTTTCTCTATTCATGCTTATCTCTAAACGTAGTGTACCAAAAACATCAGTCTTTGTCAAGATTTCCACTGCTCTTCTAAATAGTGAACATAAGCAGGAAGTACATCTCCATTATCATATGTTTCTACTTTTGTGCTTAATCCACAATAAATATCATCTACTCCAGCAACCACATCAACATTGCGTAATGCGGGCGTTCGCGAATGCGGAACGACTGGGGCTGACGCTCCACGCACCGATTCCGCTGGTCAGCACCGGTGTTTGGTCCAGCGTGCGGGCCTGGCGCGACTACTTCCGCCGAGAAGGCAGCGAGCACCGAGGCAAGCTCGAACGTCCGGCCTACGCCAATTGAGGGAGTCTGGTGGGCGATGAGGGACTCGAACCCCCGACCCCCTCCGTGTAAAGGAGGTGCTCTAGCCGACTGAGCTAATCACCCCTATCCCAAGTCTAACTTGCCCTGCCCAACCGGGTCATAGTACTTCCTAGCTGTTTATATGCCTGCTCTGGAGCACCAATACCACTAAAAGTAGTTCCTATACTAAGCATATAATATTGAAGTTATTTTATTCAAAAACTTTGCTTTTGGTTGTGCTCCACTCATCATAGCGATTGGATCTATACTACCTCTTTTGAAAAATATTACTGATGGTAAAGATCTTATGCCAAATTTTGTTGGCATTTCTGAATTTTCATCTATATTTATTTTTACTACTGTAATATTACTGTTTTCTTTTTCTATTTCATCTAATATTGGACTTATTGTTTTACAAGGCCCACACCAAGGTGCCCAAAAATCTACCATAACTAAATCATTTAACTTTACGATATCTTCTATTACCATTTAGTATTCATCTATGATCTCTTCTCTATCTATTTCTGTATTTAATAGCTTCCATGTAAATGTTCCTACATCTTGGGAAACAAAAATTTCCCAAGCCTCATCTTCGTCTTTTGCTTCAACTTCTGTTTCAGCTACTTCTGTTGTTGTCCTATATATATTGAAAAGAAAAGTTTTCATTTTTGATCTCGCTTTGTTCTTTTGAAAAAGTTTTTGGATCTTTTTCGCGTTGTACGAATAGTTCTATTTCTGTATTTAATAGCTTCCATGTAAATGTTCCTAAATCTTGCGAAACAAAAATTTCCCAAGCCTCATTTTCGTCTTTTGCTTTAACTTCTGTTTCAGCTACTTCTGCTGTCGTTTTATATATATTGAAAAGAAAAGTTTTCATTTTTGATTTCCATTAAACTTTATGGAACTGTGTGAATTGCTTCCACTACTAAAGGCAACGCCTGTTTGCGCCCAAAGCAAATATATTACCTCTACATCACAGTTAGATTGTTTATTTATTGTATCACATTTCTTTCTCGTTGTAAAGAGGTAAATTTGTACAAAGTAATGTATATTTCGCAAATTCTAAAAGTTTATCGCTTTGTTCTTTTGAGAAAGTTTTTGGATCTTTTTCGCGTTGTACGAATAGTTCTATTATTTCTTTTTGGATATTAAGATATGTTGGAAGCCATGCAATTTCAGTATCTTTATCAACAATTAATAAATATCTATTATCTGGAGCAACTAAAATATTTACTAAATTAGTTTTTAATATAGACCATTCTTTTCTTTTCCAGTAAAATTCCACTTTTAATTCTCTACTTTTCTTGATAAGGAATATTTTTTATTTCTAATAAGCGTCTTATTCTTTTACTTTTGCTCATTTTTGCTTTAGCTTCGTCTGTATGAATCTTACCTAAGCAGGACGCACTTAGTTTTTCTTTATGTTCTTCCGTAAGCAACATGCCTTTTTTACTTTTACTTATATTTAGTTTTCTTTCCTCAGTGTGTGGTTTACCAAGAAGACTTTTTCTTATTTTTTCTCGTGTTTCTTCTGAGACAACTCTACCTCTCATTTTAGCTTTAGTTTCTTCTGTATGTATGTTACCAGTATTTGCCTTACTTATGTTAGCCTTGCATTCCTCTGTGCGTGTTTTACCGGTTTGTGCTATTTTTATTTTTTCTTTAGCTTCTTCTGTGCGGGGTCCGCGCCAGCAGTTTTTACTCATTAGTGCTTTAGATTCTTCTGTCCACACTCTCCCAATACCTGCCATTCTTAATTTTTCCCGTGTTTCCTCTGTGATTATTCTGTTTCTTAATTTTTCCCGTGTTTCCTCTGATATTAGTCTGCCAATACCCGCCTTACTTATTTTTTCTCGCGCATCCTCTGACATAATTTTACCAGCATGTGCTTTACCTATTTTAGCTTTTGTTTCATCTGAATGATGTCTGCCCCTCATTCCGTTACCTGCATCAATAGAAATATTATATTTACCAATCTGGTAGTTTAAATACTCTTGTTCTCTGTCTTTTAGTTCTTCTTTTGTGCACTCTTCAATTATTTCTAACTTAAAATTTTCTCCACCATATTTATTATAAGCCCTTTGAAGAATAATAGAATGGTGTTTATTTTGTTTTAATAAAGATGTGTGAGTAGTCCATCTTCTATTAATATATACCTTCTTGGTCTTTTATTTTATTATATCACAAGGCGAAAAACTTCCGTGGAGACAGGTCGAATCATTTTCCAAATTCCTTCTGCGTATGGTTTTGAGTCTAACATAGCAAATAATATACGTGGATACTTTGTGTCTTTAATATATGCAGCCTGTATTGCTCGTGTGTCTTCTGGCATGAATACCATATCTTTTATTGATGTAGATTCTATTTCATTAAATTTTATTTCTAATTTTGTTGCCACTTCATTTATCCAGAGGAAAAATTCGTCCGGTACTCTATCAATAACTCTATTTAACTCTTCTCTGCCGCCACGCATTAAAGATTCCCAAACATTACGCTCAGTAAATCCTGTCATTACTTTGTGTAATCTAATGTACTCGTCAAATTTAAGTTTCAATCTTAGGCCGGAAGTATACTTAATAACAAAGCCTTCTTTGTTTGGTACTTCTAATAGCTTTAAATCTAATGGGTTTTCTTTACTTCCTAATTTACCAAAGAATTCTGGTATAGGAAAACCATAATAAGTATCTGGTCCTAATTCTAAACCACTTTTAGTTTCTATTTCCGCAAGAAATATTAAATCTCTAACACTACCATAATCAAGCACTATTCTGTTTTCTGGATATATAATTTCAAATAGAAAAGTAGATTTTTTATTTAATTTTTCTATTGTATCAGAATATTTTTCAATAAGAATTTTCATACCTTCAACGGCTTGTTCAGAAGCAAATGATCCTTTAGTAGCCCCAATCCATCCACCACTCCAATGAAACAAAATAAACAAAGATCCATCTTTTTTCTCCCATACGTCGAAAGGTCCGTCTGGAAGTGGGCCGAAGTGCTCCTCAAAATTAAAAAACTTCTTAAATGGTCTAGCTAAAATCTCACCAGTAATATTATCTAAAACTAAACCACGAGCCATCATTGTCTCTTCTGTCCATAATTTTTCAAATTGTACTTTTTGTGTATAGTTCCATATAGATATTGGATATATTGGGTGTTTTTGAGATCTTAATAAATCTTCTTCTTTTAATTTATTGAATAATTCCAGATCTACATGTGTTGGTACTTTTAATCTTTTAAGACCAGATTCTTCTTTGCTTCGCATATTGCTCATGTTAACTTAATAACCTATCTTTTTCTCTAATCAAATCAGTTAGTTTTCTAAGTAATACTCTATCGCAATACAATACAGAAAACTTATAATTAGGATAATTTCTACTAATTAATTTACACAAATTAATAAATTTTTCATCATTATAATAACCCATTAGTATTAAATAACATAATAGCGCCTCGTCATGTGGATCTACGAAATTATCCGGCATTCTATGATTTAGTGTCAGTAGCATTTCTGCTCTATCACACATTAGAGAGTTATTTAATATCTGTTTATTAGACCACTCTTCTTCTACTTCATATATTCTGTCTATTTTTGCATCTAAAATAGACAGCGCTTTCTGAGAAAAACAAAACTCTTCACTCTCTACATAATTAAAAAAATCAATCATTATTTATATTTCCTTATTATAGTTGGTACCACTACTAAGAATTAAACTTAGATTATGTGAATATCAGTCACATGTCCTGTCGTTGAACGATAGTGGTAAAATAGTACTCTTGGGGAGATTTGGACTCTTACGAACTTCTACTATTCTAGTGCGCCACTATTTGGTTCCGGGGGAAAGAATCGAACTCTCGTGTGTGATTCCAAAGATCACCGAACTACCACTGTTCTACCCCGGAAATTAAGTCTTGTTTATATCGTAACACTACTTCATCTGCTTGTCAAGAGACAGCTTTCTACCTCATGAACTACTCACTAATTAATTTCTTTATTATTATCGTTCTGGTAGTTGATTCATCCACTCTTCCCACGCACCAGCAGTAATCATATCTAGTTTAACTGGTACTTGTGGTTGTAGATTACGCTTTTTACAACACCATTTTATACTACCCCACTCTGGATCATCTAAATGCATTTTTAATAATGAACCAATTTCATCATGACTTATATTTTCTCCATCTGCTGTTCCCCAATAAAAAATATCGTTACAGGATACAAAAAGAACTATAGTGTGACCGGCATTAACAAGGTTTCCATCTAAAGTAAGAGAATAATCGCGAGAGTTAGAAAATAAAATACCATCACTAAGTAATCTAACTAAAGCTAATTCTTCATCAACATATTCTTTCCCATCTAGACTAAAGAAATACTTCTCGTTTGTATGAGTACACATGCAAGAGTTATCGTTCACGAGGTAGTCTTACGTAACTTGCACCACTTTGACAATCCCAACCAGTATAATCACACGATCCTTGGATAAAATATTTATCGCGATTATTTAGTGTAATAATCCACTCCCAAGCACCACTATCACGCTCTCCTTCTTTAAGCAACATAACTTCAACAATATCAGTAATAGAAAATGGAGCCGCATTAAATTCTATACAAGAAGAAAGATCATATCCACATATGTCTAACCACGGAGGAATAGAAACAGAGTCTGTATACCCTTGTTCTTTTGTGTTTGTTATTACGCCTTCCCAAGAGGCTAAAGTTACTACTGGTAGATTTTTATTAGATAAAATACTCATTATATCTCCATTTCTTACATTTTAAACATTGTTCTATTATATTACTCATTTTGTATTGATCTTCCTTTTGCCAGTACTCTCCAATCATCTAATTCAGCCGAACCATAACCCAATTCGTCAAATACCCTACATGCTTTTTCAGCAGCACTAAATCTCTTTAGTACGACTGCAAGTTGACTATATATATCGTGTCTAATATGGGGTTTCTCTGTCTCAAATACTGAAAAATCCATATCAGTATTCCAACTAATTAACTCTAATCCAGTATCTTGTAGTACTATTAGGATTTTAGTTTGTTGACTTAAAGCAACTTTATTTGACGCTTTACTCATTTAATTTCCAATTAAATATCTGTAATTTTTTAATGTCTTTAGTGTTTTTATTTATATCTGCCCTTTGTACGTAATTACTAAATGTTTGCATGAGTATAAAGGCACTTAATATCCACATTCCTATTTCTCTCATATTAGTTAAGAAGCCCTTCTTTTAATTTACGAATTTCTGCAATGATTGAATTTCCAATATACGACGCTTGTTTCAATAAATTCTCATTAATTTTTATTACCATACATTTCATCTAAAGACATGCCAATTAAGAATAAAGAAAAACCAACCCACAATATTTGTAGAAAAACATTCACATCTTTGATATGTATTTCAGCAAAAATTAAACTAATTAATCCCATACAAAATATAAGTCTAAATACATAATATTCCATTTTTTAAATTTCTCCTTCAGTGAAGTTAAACCACAATCGCAATCATCGGGTTCAAACGGGTGTGTTGAAAATAAAATTGCACAGCGATCAAGATGATTGCTCTTTTTCATGAATTCTATTAACGCGATGTGAGCATTAAGAATAGAAAGCGTCTCCTAATGCCGAGTTTAGATCATCTAAACTAATTGTCCAGTTCATGTGAAAAATCAAATTTTTCACTACAAAAATGACTTTTCACTACAAAAATTACATCTCATACAGTGCCAGTATTTAAGTTGACCACCAAAACAGAGATCTTCTTTGTGGAAAAACCTACAAAATAAATGTTGTTTTAGATTTAAATAATATTTATTATACATCACATTGTAAATGTCATTCTGAGTGACCACCAGAACAAGGTCGTAAATCACAAGAGTATGCTTCGTGCCCTAAAGACCTTAATTCTTTGGTTACTGCCTGTTAACTATCTCTCCAATAAATATATTTCTGATTTGATGTTTGTTCTTGCTTTCTTCTCATATAAGTTTCCAAAGAAATCATTAGAATATATATTTTCTTTATTGAGAAAAGAATTCAATACATCAGTTCTACCTTTAACATAGTCTTCTTGTGATACATGACCATATTCTTTTCTAATGCTCTTTGCATATTTCTTATACTTTTTCTCAGAAGATCCAAAAACGCAAAGATCAAGATCAATAATAATACTACTTAATAGATCATAACTGATGTGATCTTTAGTAGCCATAATCAAATGAGTAACAGTTTTAATATCCTCTAAGGGCAAAATATTATTATAATGTAACATCATTAATGCAACACTATTAAGTTCATTATCACTCGCTTGTGGATCATAAATAGCGTCATGATAACAAATAGCTATAGTTAATAGATCTACTTCTTTTTGAGTTAAATAAGAACAATATACAAAATCACTAAGTCCAGAAAGCATATTGAAAATATGCTCCCTTGTATGGTAATACCTATGAGGCTGGGCATAAAGACTAAAAAGATATTGTTCGTTTTCTGATTGAATATTATATGGTTTCATAGCTTCAGTATACCAGCTTAGTCTGTACTTGTCAAGTGGCAACATTTCCACTTTTAGCATTAATTAATTAGTGAGTAATTGACGCTACTTCAAATATATTATTAAATTCATCTTCATGAAAAACTATAAGAAAGTCGCAATTAGAATTAGAAAACAACCAATCTGTAGGTCTAACATGAATAATCCTATTAATAGAATGATCAATAACTAACATGATTGATTTTGAGATATCCAGTGGATCAACATCAATCTCATACTTAGAACCGCAAAATAAACTTAAATCTACAGTAGTAGTGTAGATCGTGACATTTAATAACTTAATATCTGATTTAATTATTATACGAATAATCCTTCCAATATTGATTATGTACCGCCTCAAAAACCCAAGGGCGCAAAAAAGGAAAATTAGGTAATACTATATATGTAGTTATGAAAAGTAAAGAATGTTAGAACTTAACATTTGGTATAGGTATAAAATACAAAAATCAGGATAACAAATAATAATATACTTTATATATAAATCATTAAAATAGAGCCTACTAATAGTAAGAAGCTAATAAGAATATAAAAATTTACTCGAACCCGATCCAAAACCCCCCTATTTAGTAGCAAAACACTTAGATTATCCATCTGAGAACACCTGAAAACACCAAAACATCTGAGAACACCTGAAAACACTTAGATTATCCATCTGAAAACCCCAAAACACTTAGATTATCCATCTTAGGCAGTTGTGTGTCCATAATAAAAAGCAAAATCTAGTTAGGTGACTGTGTGTCCATAATAAAAAGCAAAATCTAGTAATATCGCCTATCAGATATGAAGTTGCTCTTAATGTCTGGTGGTATTACTGTAGATGTGGTCTATTTCTTCTTCTGTTAGATACCAGATTTAGCTATCCATATTCTTTTGTTAAAATGTTTATACTCCCAATCTTTAGATTCATTTGCGTATTCTTTTGCCTTTTCTAAAGTAGAGAAATATATAAAACCTCTTGTTAAATGTGGTAATAGTTTGTAAATATAATTCATTTCTTTTCTTCGATTCTGTGGTATAATTAAGACATAGATATCAATCTAATAGTATGCAGGCAGCGTACATAGTTATGTTAGATTAGGTAGTTCTCTTCGAATAATTGGTTAAGTAATATCTATTTAACCTTTCATACTTATGAAGAATTATGTTTCTTACCTGTGGATTTTTCTTAATCCTAATGCCCTGAATCACCGGTGAATAATATAAAGACCGACTGAACCATAAAAGCAGATAAAATTAAGATTATGAGACCAAAAATGGCAAATTAAAAGAAAAGTAATTAAATTTACTTGGATACTTCATTAAGTTTCTACTAACATTCTTTTTAAATCTTATCCCCAGTCTTTAGTACTGGTATTTCTGTTGTAATTTATATTAGCGTTTCTTTTTTAGTGCTGTAGTGAGTGTGGAACGGTTCAGCAGCTATATGGATAGCAGCGGTGTTATGGGTGCGAAACAACCAAAATTAAAGAAATTAAATTTAAGCAATTATGTATCATAGGTATCTGTGAATTGTTCATTAGTACAAACTATCATGGTTAGATTTAAGTTTATAAACCAATCAGTTTTATGTATTGTTATTCCTTCAAATTCGAATCTATTCACTCCACCAGATTTTATATAACTTGATTTTGGTTTAGCCCAGTCAATTATCTCTCTTTCGTTTGTTCCATCATATTGTATTGCTTCTATGCTTTTTTTAGATTGTATCTGTATTATCATATTTTAATT